TGGGTTACAACTTCTTCCCAAACATTTTTTGCAAAATTGAAAAACTGCGACTGCGGATTCTCTAAATTTTGAATAGGTTCGACTTCCACAAATGGAATAGAAGTTGGGAAATCATCTGCTACCTCGTGTATTTCATATCCAATCGGATATAATACCTTGTAAATTAATTTCATATCACTCACTCCTACAATTTGTTTTTTGCCTTATATGATGCAGTTCCAACATACCAGATGCCTTTTGTTAACGTACTGTGCGCCTTGATTCCTTTCCCAACAAACTTGACGACTGCTTGAGCCGTTTCATTCCCAACAAAAAAGCTGAAATTCTCTCCAGGTTCAAAAATATCATCCACAATAGATTCAGCTACAATATTCATATCCCTTGTTAAATCCCCACTTGCTCTGACTTGGAAATTTGCATAGATATCTACATCATCACCGTACCGTTTGAAAACTATCGAGCCCGATTCAAGTGAAGAATTGTTGGTAGAGTTGGTAACAAAACGGATTTCACCGTTTTGAGTAAGAACGTTGTTTCCGCCAACTTGAAGGCCATTGGCAAAGTTCTTAACACCAAGTACAGTCTCATTTTCAGTCCGAGAAACAAACTTGTCTTTCGTCCATTTCGCAATTGCTTGAAAAACGCGCAGCGGTGTCATTGTCTTCTCATTGTTTTCTCCTGCTTCCGCCTCTTCTTCAGTTGCAATATTTTCTATGTGATTGGCCGCTATCAATTCCTCAATGATTGTCCGTCCGTTCACTTCGAGTTCTACTGTCAGCCGAATATCTTTTACTTCTACCCATGCGGATGTCACTCCATCTGATATTGCGCCTGGTTCAGTGAAATTATTTTTCTTGGAAACTGAATAAGTCGTATAACGCCCCTTATCATCAAGTTGCTTTGTAGAAAGTGCTGATAAAACAGTTCCCAGTCTCGAAAATGTAGCACTAGAATTCGCAAAAGAAGATAATCCCCAAAAAGTACCTGAACCAGTGGTTACTTTGATATATGGCTTAGAGAAGTATGCGGAGTTCCCTGTACTACTTGATGATCCACCACCTCGACTAAGTTCTGAATACTCAACTTTCTTCACAATCGAAAGGTATTTTTCAACCTTTTCAGCCATTGACGAAAGCCCTTCAAACAAGTAAGGGTACTTCTTCTCAAGCGTCCCAATCACATCGAATTTAAACTCAATCTCAGCTCCACGCCCGACGATTTTAGTCTCTGCTCGAACAATTCCATCATCTGATAGTAAGTCTTCATAGTCTTTTTCATTGAATGGAACCATGCCGCCGTTAATCGGTGTTAGTCCGCTGTCAGCTTGCGAAGGTGTCCATTCGTCCATTGCTTCGAGTGATCCTTTGATTAGTTTTTCCTCACCATACCTTACTGTTGTAGAAATAGTTGAGTTGGATTTTACGAGCGGTTTAACATAAATATTTGTGTATTCCTCCAAAACTGTGACTTGTACCATCGATCTACCGATAGACCCTTTTAAAACTGATGATCCATTGAACGAAACATACGTGTTGTCACTCTTTTTACATGCTAATTGGGCAAATACATCAGCAGTCCCTGCAGTGTTATCAATTTGAACGGCGTAAGTTACTAGATCATTTGGTTTAAAAAGATTGCTGACAACTAAATTCGTTTCTTTATATTGTGTTTGAATAAATGTTACTTCACTTAATGTTGAGCTTGTTCCGTTCCGTAAATTAGGCTGTCCGTGAACAACCCCCACGTCTTCGGCAGCGGGATAAAAAGATTCAATATTCATAATTTCGCTCTTAGAAACAATGATCGCTTTAATCCACATTTCACCGGTAGTGTAAAATGTCATTACTTCATTGTCGGTGGTTCCCGTACTTTCTACGCCGACCCACGTGTAATTTTGTGTCAGTGTCGCTGAACCTCTTTTTTTGTCGAAACCTAATTGAATTGTTCCTGTTCCTTTTGCCAATGCGTAAAAGAAAAATTTTTCATTGGCTTTTGTGGAATAACCGTATTTTAATCGTTGGTCAGAAGGTTGAAAGACACCCGTAACTGTACCATTATTTGATTTAGCATGAACAACGTCGTCTACAAACTCAGAAAGATTTCCCGCTGGTTGATGATAAGACCAATTTGTTATACCGTTTTTGAAATCCCCGTTTAAGATAATATTCGTGTACGGCAAATCCTTAACAAACCGACTCGCCATTCCCTCAGTTCCATTAACCAACAATTCTTTTTTCAAGATTGTTGACTCAGCGCCACCTATCTGATCGATCACGTTTGCGGAACTTTCGGCTTTGGTAAATACATCATTATCATCTAATTTTTTTCTGATTTCAGCGATTTTAACATTAGCTGTTGCTATATCATTTTTGACTTCAGTAACATCAGCAGTTAGACTATCAATCAATGCTTTAGCTTCTGATTTAATAGTATTAATCGTTTGATGATACTCATCTATAATCTCGTTGAAACCTTGCCAGTAATAATCCTCTAATTCAGGCGTGTTCAAATCAATCGGGCTTCGCTTGATGTCAAAGGTAAAACGTCCAGCGGTATCTAATGAGCGTGAATCAGGCAATTCAATATAAATTGAACCAGTGACACGCCCGACATAGCCTAAAATATTGTCTTCTAAAACAATCGACACAATTCCGTTTATCGCATCTTCGATTATCGCATGATAAATGTGGCGGCCACCAACAAAATCTAAGCAAATTGGAACAATTGTTCCTTCGGACAACGTTTGATTAACATAATCCTTTTGCAGTTGAAAAAGCATTTTAGCAGTCCCTTTGTCATGGGACCAAAAAACCACTCCAGTAGGTATAGCAGTGGTTGCCTCGGCTTGGATCACAATTATTTCTTCACTTGTTTTGAACAATTAGATCACCGACCCCTTTGTTAAAATCAATCCTCTTTCAATTGTTCTAGTATTTGTTGTAGCGATATTTAAATCACTTGGGATTCTTCCGGTGCCGTTCCAAACCACTAACAGTTCGCTATTTGAAGACCCTTTAATACCAGATACATTTACCTCAGCCATCCCTACTGCGTACAAGCACATCAATTGATTAATGAAAGTTGTATCTGACCCAATAGTGGCTTTCGAACTTCCTCCAACATAAATAGATTTGTGATTGGCAATTGACTTTGTATTCTCTGCAAACTTACATTTTGCCAAACTCATGTATCCGCCTTGTTCTTGATACAGCGAATACCTCGTATTACCTATAGACGGTGCATTTCCTTGATCTATAAATTGGATCCCTCGTAATTGAAGGTACCCAGTGCAATACATAAACGACATTGACCGAACTTTAACTGGACAATCAGTTGTTGACGGATCAAGATTCGTCGTATCTTGGACCGATCTGATATAAATACCACCCGAATAAATATTACGGAAACGCACATCTTCAAGAAACGTACCATCTTCAACGAGGATAACGACTTGACTTGATGTGAGTAGTGGAATCGTGTTCACGGCGGCTTGGAGTGTCTTAAACGGTAACGCTTGCGACCCATCCGCTGTACTATTGTTGCCTCGCTCCGTTGAAACATAGATAGTAAGTGTACCTCCATATTCGCCGAGTATTTTATCAAGCTTTTTATTTATTTCTGAGATACTTACATTCTGACTTTCCAATTCTGATCGTGTTTCCGCCATGTCTTCATCATGCGTGAACTCCCCAGCGAGTAGTCTTCCCTGAAGTGTATCGAATTGTTGTGCTCGGTTATTTACCCGTGCGTCCACTACCTCATTTGGCGAATCACCGCCCGAATGCAGGACTAAATTGTCAATTCTCTTGTCAACGATGTCAATTTTCTGATTTTGGTCACGTGTAATACCATTCAAAATATCCACATTATCGTTGAATGTTTTTTTCCATTCTGTTGAAATCCGATTTTTAATGAGTTTTAGTAGTTCCACTAAATCACTCCTTTCCTAGCTAAGTTCGCTAGTATTGATGTCATTGTTTTTTTTGTATTTGATAATGTGATTTCAGGCGGTTTATTAGGCAATGCAGGATACGTCTTAATTCCCACTATTTGAATATAAGTTTTGATATTTAATGGTTCGTAAATAAAAGGAACATAGTCTCCTTTTTGTGGAGTAATTCGCCATTTTAAGGTTACTGAGCCACTGATTGAAGGATAATCTTGTAAATCTTTTTTTAGTCGTTCCATCATGTTCCCAGCAACCGTAAAGCGCTCATCTTCCACAGGATCCTGAATACGGATGCCCCATTTTTCTGATTCTGGGGAGGTGTAGGTGATTGGAGAAAAGTAATAACTTCCATCATCTTTTTTCTTACCAAAACCTCTAATTTGAGTTTTTAGCGCATACGTATCAATATCAAACTTCACTGAATCAGTATTGTATTTATAGCGTATTTGTTCTTGAATTTGGTTTCCAAAATCTGAACGAGAATAGAATGTCATGCGTTTATTATCGGGTACCATTACCACATCATAATCGCTCATTATTTCCTCAATTAGTTTGAGGTAATTCGCATTTCCGAAATTTTCCTGTTCTACTCTCCCGATTTTCCCTAGAGGATTTACTACTTCCCATTGAAAACCCATATCCCCGGTAGCACCGTTAAAGACATGTGTTAGTAATTCATTAATAGCTCGAGTTCCTGATATCGTATTGTATTGAAATCCATCTTGAACTGTATAGAAGATGTGCGTTGCTGTAACATTTTTAGTTATCATTGATCCTAATCCACTAAGTTCCATTGACTTAATTATGAATTCTTGACCGTTGAAAATTACCGAGCTTTCGTAATCAACTAAATCAAACGCTGTACTATTTAAATCTGTTTTAGTTACATTGAAACTGACTTCCCACGTTTCGTTTTCTTGCCAATTTTCAAAAAAAGAGTCCTTGTTAAAATCAACAAGGAGCTCCTTCTTTGTTTTTTCATAATTTTGAATGATGATATCTGTCACCGTATCACCTACTTATACAGATAACGGAAATCCCAAAGAGATTTCACATTAGCCACATTTTGTATTTCTATTTCGTTGATGCCAGGAGCTAAAGTAATTAGCCCTAGATTTGTATCGATTCCACGATTTACACCATTTAGCTTAGGATACACGCGATCGATACTAACTGTTTGACCTAAGTTATTCGAAAAACTAGGATAATAAATAAACCGCTCGCCAGTCGTTCGATTGAATATTGCCGCATTGCCTAGTGACTCACCTTTTAACGTGATTTTCAAGTCATGCTCACGTGGATCAATCGTGAAATCTCCTGCATTGAACACTTGAAAACGACTAACTCCAAACTCGTATTCATAATCTGCAGATTCTAAGTTTTGTGAGAACTGCCACTCATCGTCCAACGAAAATTCAGAGAGTGTGGTTGAAAGTGATTCTGAACAGCCAGAAGGGACATCGAAAGTAACTTCGATAGTTGAATAATCATTTTCTTCTTCCGCTAGTTCGAAATTTGACGGATTTACCTTAAACCGTTTTCCTGGACTTAATTCATGTGTTACATAAAATTGAAAACCCGGAAAAACAATTTGATGTAATTCTGTGATGATTAATTCTTTATCGTATTCATTTTTATAAAAAATATCGAATGTAAGAACCAATTCAAAAGGACGAAAAGAAGCATTGACTTCTCTACTTCCGTTCGCCCCCTCGAAATCTTCATATTTCACTTCGTAGATAGGCGCTTGTCTTTTTATTTCTTTGCAGATTATCTTTCCATTTTCTTGCGGATCAAACAATCTACCATTTTGGTTAAAAAGCAATTTGTAAAACAATTAGAAAGCACCTCCTGTTGTATACCCTAATTTGCTCAAATCTCCGCCTAAGAAATCATTAGCAGCTTTTCCAACCGCATCAGTAGTGATACCGTTATCTTTTGATAAGATAGCTTTTAATATCCGCATCAGTTCACTGTGCTGCCGTTGTTGTTGTTTAATTAATGTTACTAACTCCGCAGTGTTATCAGAAGAAGTCGATTGAGAGTTAGGCTGTTTATCCCCAGCCATGAATGCCAATGCTTGACCCATCAATTCGATTGCTCTCGATTTACGGGTTAGTGGAATAACCATTTCTGGTTTGTTTCCTTCGCCAGCTCTGTATAATCCATCCTTGTTGATTAGCCCGCCATTTGCATACCCATGACCGCGACCGATGACGCTCAACATATTAGCACCATACCGATTTTTTGCATATCGAATAGCCGCTAGCATATTATCGAATCCATTCATGATATTTCCGTGCCCTGGAAAAGCATTCGCTGCAAATGTCCCTGGTTTAGTTTGAAGTAATCCTGTTGCATTACCATCAGCTAATCCATCGTTTCCACCAATCGCCGAAGGATTACCACCTGATTCTGTTTGAATCTGTGACATCCAAGCATTAACATATGTTTGAGTAGTTGGCAATCCGTTCATTTTTAGGGCTTTTTTGATATAAGGTCGCCAACGCTCTACTGACGCACCTCCAGGCGTTGGAAGTCCTCCAGCAACATCTGTTCCAGCTTTATATATACTGCCAGCACCTAATGAACCATTTAGATGAATGTGATCATAATGATCGCCAGCAGGCCAAGGTACCCATTGACCAGTTGCGGCTTGACCTGACATTCCTACTCGGTCACGCACTCTACCATTTGTAATAACATAAGCAATCTGTTTAGGGAATTTCTCGAAGGCCCAATTTGCTGCTTCCGTGTATCTAGGACTTCCGTAAGGATAACCCGAGATATCTAGTGCTTGATGCTTACCATGCCAATAAGGATCTCCCGGTCTGTAACCAGAAGTGATAGTTAGTCCTCCAAATTTTGACATCACTTTTTGTGCAATATCCACTAAGTATTGGTAGACTCCGTTTGCGTTCATAGACCCATCAAACATTCCTCCGCCGTATGCGTCCTCAATTTTTTTCTGTACAAAAGGATAAGCAGCGCTTGTCATTAACTTAACGCCCGATTTTGTCATATTCTTCCACGGTTCTAAAATGCTATTATAATCAACTCGTCCATCTACAAGCTTTTTAAAAACACCTTCATCATCAATCAAATCAAATATATCGAAATCATCCGTCCCATTTGCATATTGTGGAACTGTCCAGTTACCTAGTTTTTTATCCGATTCAACTTCTTTTAATACGTAATTAACCCCACCGATGACACCATTGACGCCTTTACCAATTCCGCCAACCATTTTATTGGCCACACCATTCATGGTTGCTGAGAGAGAGCCCCCCATTGAATTTAGGCCGTTAATTAGCGATTGCATCAAGAAGCGCCCAGCGTTATAGAAACCACCATTTTTAGAACGCAAGTTATTGATAGAATCATTACCCAATTGATTCACTCTGGCAATAAATGAACCATATAACGAATTCCAACCATTTAGATTGTTCTGTTGCCACGTACGTCCATTGCTGTACATAGGCGCATTGTAACTCCGAAGAGTTGTCATCGCTTGGTTGCAGAACGTCTTGATTAGATTAATGAATGTTCCTGTTAAACTGTTCCAACCATTCATTAAATTGCGATTCCAAGTGATGCCCTGTAAATAATTCGGATTATTTTGATTACTCAATTGCGTTAAATAGTCCGAAATAAATAGTGTTTCGCTTGCCATGTACTGCGGGACAATTGAATTCCAGCCATTCATGAGATTAGTCATCCACATCGAGCCAATTGCAATATACTGTTCGCCTTGTGCAATCAATTGGTCTGGCGTCATTGCAGATACACTTGCGGATCCTTGCACACCAGGTACAACCGATTTTTCAGTCATCGTTCCCACTGTATCGGAATCAGTGGTTTGTGGTTGCATAGTTTTAAACGTTAAAATCAGCTCGTTAATCACTCGAATCAATTCAGTGATTTGCGGGTTTCCTACTTCTACCGCTCCAATTCCTTCAGCGTAACGAGGAAATAATTTTGCTGTTTGAGAAGCTTTTAAAACTGCTGAACCTTTCGGTAAATCAAGCAATGTATTCCGTTCTTGTGGAATAAACGCGTGACCATTCGGAAGTTTGACAAGCTCTTTGTACCTCGCTCCTAATTGATCGTTTACTAGGGCTAATCCGCCTTGATGGTAGTTTGTACCATTGGCGTAATTACCAGTAATACTATTTCCTTTTTGATTGAACGCTTTCTTAACTTTGTCCCAAGTATCATCAAAGAATGCAGTAAGCTTGAAACTAATAGTTTTATCCTGCAATACCGAAACTTCTTGATAAGACTTAACAGCTTTTTTAACGTTTGGTGTAACATCATCTTTAGCGGTCATTTTCTTTTCTGGAATTTGAACACCGTTATAGACACCTAATTTAGTTCTAGCAGTTTCTTCTTTGTTCAATAAATCAGCATTGTTAGCCGTTAAAACTTTCTGCTCCGGATGGTGGTTCTTATTATATTCATCAATCTTGTTTTTTGCTTGTTCTGTTTTTGTGTTTATATCAAAATTATCACCGTACATTTTTTTAAGTAACGGCAATACTTGATTGTATTGCTCAATGCTAATTGTTCCATCATTAAGCTTTGTTTTCAAATCAACGTTATCAGCGAGCATATGTTTAATGTTATCGGGCATTTGAGTCCAAGCCGTGTATGATTCCGTAGAAGCAAATATTTTAGTAGTTAAATCTGTGTTGTCCGCTAACAGTTTTTTCTGATCTACAGGCAACGTATTCCACTGTTTTATTTGTTCTTGTGTTGTAAATAATTTATAAACAGCATCGGCATTATCAATTCCTAGTGCTTTTCTGTCCAGAACATACTGATTCCACGCGCCCATGGCATTGATCGTTTCGTAAAGCTCTAGTTTTGCTTCGTCACCGTTGACTAGCAACATTTTTTCAGTAAGCCATAACTCATCCCATTTGCCAGCTTCGCCCATAGCAATTGCCACTTCTTCTTTGGCGTTAGAAGTTAGTTTAGCTTCCTTGACCATAAATTTGAGCTGATTCCAGCCATCATCAGTCTGAGCGATTTCAGTTAAAACATCGGTCATGTTTGTTTTAACTTCACCAGTCTTAGGATCAAGACTTAAAGCGTTCCATTGCATATCGGCATCGGAAGTTCCTTTTGCGAATAAGCTTAGGTCTTTAGTGGCATCTTTGACACTGCTAGACACTAATGCAGTCACTTCTTCAACGTTGTATCCGTACTTCTCCCATTTGAACCAAACCGAATCTAATGAAGATCCTGATTTTTCAGTAAGATTACCAAGAGCCGTAATCATCTCGCCAGTGTTCTTCTTATAATTCTCTTTTAAATTGTCTAACAATCTTTTTCTGACAGATGAGCTAAGAGTCTCGTTGCTTTCAATTTCTTTGCGTTGCTTATCATAAGAGGCCTTTTCTTTATCCAAGGCTTTTTCTAACGTTTTAATTCGTGTACTTACTTCTTTTTCACTCAACTTCGACAAATCATCCTGATAAGCTGTTTCGATTGCCAGGCGCTGCGACTTAGTAAAACCAGCTGCTTTTAATTGATCATCAGATAACTTAGCGTATGACGATCTAATATACTGCATTTCTTGATCAGATAATTGTCGATTATTATCAGAAGCATTTTTGTATATTCCGTTAATCTTATCAATTTGTGCTTTAACCGTTTCGGCTGTTTTCTCATCAACTTTTTTCTGTGCAGCAATAACTTGCTCATACCAAGCTTTTGTTTCTTCATCCAAAAAACTTAATTTAGTAATCTTTTCACGGCGTTTTTCTTCTTTTTCCAGAGTTCCTTCAATCGCGTCTTGAATACCTTTATTTGCCTTTTTGATTTTTTCAGCATTGGCATTGACACCGTCTTGGTACTCGTTCATATACTGAACGCCTTTTTCACGTAATTCACTAGACTTATCGATTACCTTATCTTGCGACTCAGTTACTTTCGTTCCCCATCTAGCGCCAGAAAGTTGATGTTCATCATACGCTTTTTTTCCAGCATACAACGCTAACCCGATTGCTCCGATTGCACCTACACCGATTGCTGCAGGGACAGCTAATCCAGCGATTGCAGTTCCTAGCCCAGCGACACCACTAGCTCCAGCTGCACTTGCTGAAGCTGTGCCAGCAGTAGTTACAGAAGTAGCAAAACTTGCCATTGCTTTTTTCTCGGCGGCTTTAGCAGCTAATTCAACTAATCCGCCAGTTAGTTTCCCAACCGCAGTTTTAGTCTTTCCAATGACTGTAATACCGCCACCAAGCAATTTTAAAGCAGGACCGGCAGCCGCAGCAAGGCCAAGCCATTTTAGGATATTCTGCTGTTGTTCTTTGTCAAGATTCGAAAAGCCTTTCCCCAAATCTCCTAATCCCTTGATTAAAGGTTTAGCCGCTTGTAATCCATCACGAAGCGCGTCCACGAAAGGACCGCCTAGATCGATAGCAGTATCCGCAACTTCATTTTTTAGCATTTTCAATTTTGCTTCGGTGGTTGCATAACGTTTATTAGCTTCTTCTGTCAGAGCGGAATTTTCTTTCCAAGCTTTGTTACCAGTTTTTATCGCACTATCAAAAACCCCACTTGCGTTAGCAGCACGAAGTAAGCTATCACGTAGACGAACTTCTTTAATATCCATGTCATCTAACATTTTAATCGCTGAAGTTCCTTGTTTTTCAGCGTTCGCAAGGCCTTGAATAAATTTCATAATCGCTTTTGACGGATCAGCTTTAAACATTTTAGAAAACTGTTCGTTCGAAATTCCGGCTACGCTTGCGAAATTCTCTAATGATGTTTTAGACTTATCAGCTTCCTTGTACATTTTCTTCAAAGAAGAACTGTTCATTCCTAACGCTTCGGCCATTGATTTAAGTGGTTTGCCGCCATTTACCACTGCTTGACTGACCTCACCTATTGAAAAACCTGCATTGTTGGCTCTTTCTTCTAGTTCTCCGAATGCTCCTGTTCCTTTTTCAACAGCCAACTGCATTTGAACCATGACTTTGGATATGGCAGAACCACCCGCTTCCGCCTCGACTCCCACAGAGCTCAAAGCAGTTGCAAAGCCTAAAATATCGCCTTGGCTCATTCCTACTTGTTTACCAGCACCGGCGATTCGAAGGGCCATCTCGGTAATTTCTGCTTCGGTGGTTGCGTAATTATTCCCTAAATCAACAATTGACGACCCTAATTTATCAAAATCTTTCTGGCTCATTTGGGTAATATTAGCAAATCGCGCCAATGAAGTTGCAGCTGTTTCAGCCGACATATTAGTCGATTCGCCTAAATCGATCATTGTTTTCGTAAATGATTTGACGTTTTGAGTTTTAATTCCTAATTGTCCAGCTGCTTCAGCTACTTTAGCAATTTCAGCGTGGCTGGCTGGTAGTTGTTTTGCTAAATCTCTAAGGCCATTTTCCAAGTCTTTGTAAGAATAAACGACGTTACCGTTCGAATTTCTCACTTCATCGTTTGTTTTTTTGACGCCTGCGAACGAGCTTTCCCATGAAATCGCTGCTTTAGCGACCGCGACTGATCCAGCGGCGATTGGCGCAGTTACTCCTAGAGTTAAAGCTGTGCCCATACCAGAAACTTTTTTTCCAACCGATTCAATCTTCTTACCAGAAGCCATCCACTTATCTGATTGTGCTTTGAGTTTGCCAGTAAAGCCTTCAGTTTCGACTTTCATTCGAGCCATTTGACCCGTCGTGGTTTTCATCTGAGCTGTAAAACTAGCAGAACGTGCTCGCGCTTGGTTCAATTCGTTTGCATATTTTGCCGTGGAAGCAGTTGCTTTCCCGTTTTCGTCAAAGCTATCCTTATAAGCTTTTGTTAGCTTTTCGATATGTTTTTCGTTCGCTTGGACTACGTTGCCTAAGCCGTCATATTTCGCTTTTAAAGCGCCTAGTTTATCACCAGACGAATTCATGACTTGCATTTGCGATTTCATTGCTTTTATCTGATGATTGACCGCGTTTTTAGCGCCTTGCAACCCTTTAGAAAAGGCAGAACTATTCAAATCCAACTTGATAATCATATTCCCAAGCGGTTTTCCATTTGCCATAATTTTCCTCCTTTCCTAAATTGATTTAACGAAGTCTTTCAAATCGACCTCTTTTGATTTTTCTTTCTTGGGTTCAGAACAGACAATTTGAATGAGGGCTTCAAAGTCAGCTTCTTCGATATCTTCCAACGTCCAACCGTTTTCAATTAATTGCCTGCAAAGGTTAAAATAATTTTCTTCTGCTTCTTCAGGGCTTACTTTTTTTCATCAGTGGAATCGTCTTCCTTGATTCCTAAAATATCCATATAGACTTTGTTTAAAGCGTTGAATAATTCATCGCTTTCAATCCCGTCTAAAATTGTGTCTTCTGTAACTTTTTTATCATTAAAGACTTCCACAGCTAATTCAATCAAAGCGTCTAACTGCGTACCCATGTCTGCGTCTTTTGCATACATTTTCCGACTGCATTGGATAGCTTTACGGACCGCACGACCTTTGACTTTCATTTTTTCGTGGACTACTTTTTCGCCTTTTGCATTTTCTAACTCAAGTCTTACTTTCGCCATCTATAATTTCCTCCTAAAATTTACAAAATAAAAAAGAGGACTGGTTTAGTCCTCTCTGTTTTAGCCTTCAACTACAGCTGTCGGGAATACTAATGCTTTCAACGCAGTAATTTTTGCTTCATCATCGCCACTGAATTTCACTAGTGATTGTCCTTTAGCTTCACCTTCTGCATCATTTGCGATTGCAGAAAATAAATATTCTTCTGCCTCAGGCTCAAAGGCTTCGTTAGTTGTTGTATTTAAGTTGATCGATTCACGGCTAAATTTGCCTTTAAACAAACCAAGCATAGCAGTTTCACCACTTAAATCTTCTGATTCCATTAGTACGGCACAATACGGTGGTTCAGTGTCTTCACCTAAGAAGCTAAATCCATTGGTACCGTCGACTTTATATCCCAAAATCTTATCATTTGCGCCATCAGGTAAATCTAGTAAGCCAAAGTTTGCTGAGATATCGCCCGTACCTTTTTGAGAAATGTAATAAGGAACATTTGAACCGTACACTTTAGATGCTTCTTTAGACAAACCACTGATTTCAGCCGATACAGTAGCTCCTTCGTCTTGCTTTCCTTCAATTACAATTAAATTTGCTGCTGGAATTTTCCCATTTTCATCGAAAACTCCGATTGTCATTTTTTTAAATCCTACAAGTGTCATATAATTTTCCTCCTAATTTTGGGTATTAAAAAAGACACGTCTATTTAACGTGTCTTACTTCCTATTAATATTTCGTATCATAGATTCGTGTATTCCCGTCATAACGACGCGCGTCGACGAACCGTTTTGTTTCCGGAAAATACTCATCTAATCCTTGCCCCGATACTTGGCCAAAGCCTAAGTTTTTCATTTCTTTTTTAATCTCGTATTGAATTTGTTTCGAAGTCGCTCGATATTTTGATTCCACATCAATTTGGATTAAATGCTCAATCGAAAGCTCTTGATCACTACCGTGATAGGCCTCATTCGGTACATCAACGGGCCGAAGTGTGATAAATGCACCTGATTTATCAGCTGTTTCAGGTTGCTCATAAAACTTAATTCGATATTCTTGCGAATCGCTGTTATAAGTCATTTTGTGGATGTAGGCATTCGAAATTAACGCCTCGTAAATAATCATTAATATGTCTTTCATAGGCTTTTCTTAACCTCCATTTCCACGGTAGACAAATAAACTGGTTCAGAATTTTTCAATGATTTCGTGATAACCCCGAACCCACGCGGCTTAATCTGACGTCCGTTTCTTGTATAGCCCCATTCGTTTAAATGGATTAATCGATAACGTTGATGTGGACCATTCCAACCGATTTCTGCTTCAGTATTGTAATTTTTATACGTCGCATTTTTACGAAGAACTTCATCAATCGTGTATCCTTGATCTTTAAAAACGAGCATGTCAGACTGTAGACGTTTCTCGACTTTCTCAGCGCCGGTATTGATTGCTTTGCGAGCAATCGATCGGACTTTTTTATCACCAAGTCTTTTTTCCATTGCTTTTAACGTTTCGTTTACGCCTTTAACTTCTACGCTATTCATCGGCATACACCGCCAAAAGAATCGTAACGAAACGATTATCCGTAAAATCATTTCGAACATCAGCAATATTCCACCTGATTCCGCTATAGCGCCTGTCTAAAATCTCCACATAATGTTTATTAGAGACTAAATAGTCTTCTTGCGGATCTCGGATAGTAATTGTAACCGCCTGCTTAGTCGTTTTAGAGTTTAAAATCTCTAAATCTTTCATCGACGGATTATATATTTCAGCAAAGCAGTTAAAAATAATCTGTTTTTCTTCTTCACCAGGCATCGGCCCTGGTTTTGGCTTATAGCTAAAAAATTCAACTGGCGTTCTCATCGCACCATTATTAACTTTAGGCTTCTGATACTCAAACGTTGGTTTCTTCATCGCTAACGTCCTCCTCCACATAATTCGAGAGAGAGACGCCCATTAATTCGGACAAAAAATTTTCATTAAAAAATTCGAGAGAATCATTGTAAACGTATCTGCTACGTTCAATGATTAATTCTCGAATTTCTGGCTTAGTAATATCTTCACTTCCGCACCAACGCTTTATTGCCGCAGTTGAACTCTCAAGAATATTTTCTAAATTGTCATCATCTGCATTGTGGAAGATACGCATACGCGATTTAAAATCCTTTAATAATTGTTCCATAGGCTCCACCGCCTAATCTTTTTTCTGAATAAAGCCACTACCAAGATTTTTTTCAATCTCCTTAGCACGCTTCACAAGTAAATCGATTTCCTGACCTTTTTCGTAAAGTTCTTTGGTGTATTTATCCCTAAAACTTTTAAGGATTGTGTACTTCATCTTCTCACTACCCTTCCGGAGTAGGGTCGACAGGCGTTTCATTCACTTTTAATCCCCAAACAGCCGCCGTTTTATCATCTTTTGCTTTTCCATAAGCAAATTGTTTAGCAGTATACAAATCCATATCTTCGATTGCTAACGTTTGATCGTATTTGCGCAATGTGATTCCTCCGCCGATATAAGCATCGTAACGTCCGCTAACGAAAGTAACGACTTTTTCGGAAACTTGTGCCAAAGATTCAACGATTTTAAGATTATAAGGGAGAGCGGTTACGTATACGCCTTGCGCATTTAAAGAAGTGTATTGGCGTTTAACATCCCAAGCGTCAGCAGGGTTAACAACCATGACTACTTTGCCATCAACAGCAACAGCACGACCTTTTTCGTCAGTGGAATGGTGTTTGTATACGTTCGTTAATTCTTTGACTGTAGTAGCAGAATCAGCAAAAGTTAAATCACCAATTGAAGTTTTTTCGGGATATACTCCGCCAGTGATAGCCACGCCAGCTTGTACTTGACGATTTAAGCCGATTGGCTTGCCGTTTCCGTCTCCTGCTAAGAACGCCGCTTCTAAAGCAACTGCAAAAGCTTCATCGATTTGAGTAGATACAAAAGATTCGATCCAAGCAGGGCCAAAGTCTTTCAAATCTTTCGGAATTACAACGAACGCCGTTAATTTATTTTGAATAGCTTCTTCTTCACTAAATGCTGCATCTAATTGGCCTTTGATCTCGCCGTAGATATTTCCCCACACAGCGACTCCGCTTGTTTCAGACTTCAAGAATTTTAAGCGTAATCCAGCATTCACCATGCCAATTTCTGCTAATAGCGGATGAGCAGTAGTTAAGTTTTCAAAAATGCGATCGATTGTTTCTTGTGGCAATAATTTTTCTTCTTTGTAGCCCACATCAGTTGTAATTGCATTAAAGAATTTCCGTTCTCGTGCAGATAATTTTGCGTCTGCCGGGTTTGCAGCAATCAATCCTTCTGCTTCAGCACGAGCTTGTTTTTTCGCTTCGTTAAGTAATTCATCAAGCATCGCTCCATATAGTTCATTTTGTTTTTCAGCAGGCTCATTATTGTTAACCGCCGCTAAAAAGTTGTCACGAATCGTTTTGAATTCGTTGGATAATTTCATAGTCATTCAGTATGACCTCCTTATTTTTTGTATTAAAAAAGGAATCGTTTAAAACCAGCGTTTTCTGGTTCTTTCGATTCCGTCTTTTTAGTATTTAATTTTTCAGATACTTTGTTTGCTAACTCGTCTAAATCAAATTGAGGTTTTAACTTTTCAGCCAATTTTGCAATCGCATCTGGTGGGATAACCGGTGACAAGCTCGCAACTAGCAACGGCGCTTCATTGTTTTCAAACATGACTTTATCAGCAAAACCGTTTTCTACTGCTTGTTCAGCGGTAAGCCACGTTTCATGATTCATCAATTCCAGCAATTCAGCTTCTTCAATGCCCGTTTTTGCAATATAAGCATTCGCGATTGATGAGTTATAATTTTTCAATACTTCTGCTTCGTGAGCTAACGTTCGATGATCGCCAGCAGCAGCGCTTGAAACATTATGAATCATAATTTGAGCAGTCGGACTGATTTCAATTGTGTTTCCAGCCATTGCAATCACGCTTGCGGCGCTTGCAGCAATACCTACGATTTTCACAGTCACGTCACCTTGATAAGCCCGCAAAGCTGTGTAAATCTCACTACCTGCATATACGTCACCACCTCCCGAATTAATCACGACCTCTAGCGGTTCGTTGTTTTCAGGCAATAAAATATCTTTCGGTGATGTGCTGTCCATTTCAAACAAATCGTAAATCCATTTTTGATTATTAGAAATAATCGTTCCTTTAATTTCCAGTTTCGTCATTTACTTCCTCCCCTCCTTTCGCTTTCTCATAATTTTTGGTGATATAGAATTCATCTCCGCCTTCGATACTTTCATAATCGACTTCTTCGCGAATTTCATTTCGATTGAATCCGCCGCTTGAAATTAACTTGTCTACTGCATCTGCCAAATCGAAGATATCCTTCTTATCAACGCCTACGACTTTAACTTCTGTTCCGCTCACGTACTCAGATTTGCTGATAGTCTTGGCGTTTAGCTCGTCTTCAATTTTTTTGTTCAACGATTTCACACAATATTTATTAAGCACTTTCTGGGCGCTCTCTAAATCAGCCAGTTCGCCGTGCAAAATTGTTGAAGGTATTCCTAAAATATCTGCCACTTCATCGACAAACTGCCGTTTCAATTTCTTGAGTTCGTCAATCGATTGATTAGTTTCGCCAACTGTATTCGTGAGTTCGTTATACTCCAGCCCTTGTTGCATTGGAATAATAGCAACTGAGTCTTTTCGAAATTTTTCGTACAGTTTATCAATATACGATTGAGCTTTCTTTTGTAATTTGTCATCAAAACCTCGGCCTTCTTTGCCTCCGACCGTCGCTCTAATCTGATGATTTCGCATAGCTACTTCAACCATTCGGTTGTAGAGAGAAGCGTAATCTTCGTACAATCCACGAACATATCTATTCAAGTCGTTGTTGTTGTATTGTAAAAAAATGACTTCACTCATCGGAAACTTTCGTTTGAACTCGTAGCCTTTCATCCACACACTTTCAAAAACATCGTCATACAACGCATATTCTTTTCGAACGTAGCTTTCAGCAATCAACAATTGATCATCGTCAGAAAGTACGATCAATACTTCGTTTTCAGTGATTAGCTTGTAAACGACTTTTTGCCAAAACGAAGAAGCTGATTGATCCAGATTCGGGCGTACATTTAATAAATACGTCCACTCGTTCGTGATCGGCTGTCCGTTTTTCCGAATTCGAAACTCTGACCGGCTGAATATTCGTGCTATAAATTCTGCACAGGTATCGATTGCTAAATGCTTCAAATACAGCGTGTTGTATTCGTCAATCAACGTGTCAAAGTCGTAGCTTAATTCAATCTCTGAATTTTTTTTGAAAATATCAAAAAACGATTGAAATACTCCCAATAGTCACACACCTCCCTTCACTGCCTTAAAAATCCCAGTCCTCCATCAAATCAAAGAAGCCTTCTAAATCAACGTCTTCGATTTCTTCTCTTTTATATAAAGCAGCTAAAAAGGCGTGGAAGCCATCTGTTTTCCGCCGGACTGGTTCTTTTTTCAAAAATGTTTTGTTTCCTGATTTATCAACTTTGGCGTAGCTATTATTCGTGTACCATCGCATTGATGGATCATCGCCAAAAATAAATTTTTCGTTAGCAAACCCGTCTTCGATGATTGGAGCAACTTTGGATTGGACTCCTCGAATATTCCGAATGAATTCATAGTTGTAACCTTCTTTTTCCAATAGCGGTTGCAGCAGGTCCATTCGATAACCATCGGCGCACACCATTTCAATCTGATACAATTCACGTTTTTCATTCAACCAATCAATTAGTAGTTGAGGAGAAATTGAAGGAGCATCCACGATTGTGAATATTCCTTTATCTGCCCATTCTTTGATTGGTGCTTTGATTTTAAAAGTGTCTAAGAATTCTTTTCTGGCAAAGCTGTGTTGCATCCAGATAAATTTCTCATCTTGTTTAAAGAGCAGCCCAACACTGGCGAAATCTCGAATTTCCGCATAGTCAAAGCCGGCGACACACGATTTTCCTTTTAAATCACCAATCGGCTGATTAGTAGCTAGTAATTTTTCGTGCGTAGTAATATCTGATTCCATATCGCCTTCGGTAAAATTCATCCGTTTGACGACAAACTCCCGGCGACCAGACGGCTCTTCTTCTAACTTTAGGTATTCGTCCATAACAGTTTGATACAAGCGTTTGGCGTAAGGAGAATCTTCTTCGAACATCGGATTCGCTTTAGACCATAATTCCGGTTTTTCCATCTCTTCGATCGTGTCGAGTTTACAAATAAATGGAAACAAACGGTCGTTCTTGTTTTCACCAGTGAATATTTTCTGTGCTCTTTCTAATGTCCGGTCATAAAAGCCTTCTCGGACGTGTCCATTCGTTCCGTTGTAAAATGTCCGTGGATGTTGAATCTTACCTAGCCCGCTCCGTTGAATGTCCACGATATCCGAGTTCTCGAACATGTGAATTTCATCGAATTCTAAACAGCCATCCCGAGCACTATCCATCGTTTTCGGGTTGTTGGTCCGATAACTAAAAATGGAATTCGTTACTCGATTGGTGATTGCCATTTTCGTTAAATAAAACTGCTGTTCTAAACGTTTCGCCTGAACAGTTTCATAGACTTCTTTAAAACTAACTTTCCCTTGTTTTTCCGAATTGGCAGTAATAGTCACATCGTAATTTCGCACACCATAGAGCGGGGAAATAAAGAACGAATCTCGTGCAGACATGAAACCATTCTTGCCACCCCCGCGCGCGATAGAGTTCAAAATTTCATTAAAAAACACCTCGTCATCTTCTTTTTTGTAAAGAAAAATGAAAGGTGTAATAAATTTCTGATATTTAGCTAACGGAAAAAAATTTTTCTCGGCATAACGAATAAATTTGTGAATCATCTCATCGTCAAAATACAAATCATCTCTCGGAAGGACTTCCTTTTTGAGATACTCGACTAATTGAATACGTTCTTTATTGAATGGGATTACTCCGCGTTCGTAGAGATCTACGTATTCATCAAAAAAATAAGGTTGTAGCAACGTCATAATAGATCACTGCCATCTAACGCAGCAGAAGCAGCCGCATCTCGTTTTTCTTCTGGCAAATAATCTGTCAACTGTTTTATAATCCGCTGATAAGATTGATCACGCGCGTTGTATTGTTTTGCCACCGGCCGCTCTCGTTCGTAAGGAATCTGATTTTCTGACTGAGAGAATAATTCATAATCTCCTTTTTCAGAAATATCAATCCACATTTCGTCTAGTAATATTTTTAATCGTGCCGCTTGAGTCACCAGACCCGATACAACTTTTTTCTTATCGTCAGCCAAATCAAAAAACAATTCATTCAATCGTTTTTCCTCAGCAGCTACTTTTTCATTTCTGATTTTTAAATCCGCCATCCAATCACTTCCTTTCTTACGGGAGGGGGTTATGCGCATATCGCTAATAGATTTGCGGAGTTGACCCATCCACCGGTTTCCCGTTAGATTTTTTTACCCCAAAATTTTTGACCCGGGGGGTTTTTATTTTTTCTCAATGAAGTCTATCGACAATGAAATATTATTTTCCGTTAGTTCTTCCTCCATTGGAACTGGATAATTGTCATCAAAGTATCCTCCTGAAACAATTACTGACCCATCTTCAACAAAAGCCTTAAAGCTTTCTAATTTTCTTATACTTGCTTCCAACCATTCTATAGCCTTGTCTTTGCTGTTTGTTTCGACCGTCATTCTATCCTCTCCAATCATTGTTTTCTGCTCAGAATCCTTTGTCTCTAGGTAGACGCATCCAAGTAGTTGCTTGTTGTGACTTTTGCTCTTTACCACCATTCATCCTCCCACTTTCTTTTCCTTTCAGCCCCTCGATAGTTCATCCGACCGTGGCGCTTGTTGTGGCAGTCTTTGCAAAGTGTTCGAAGATTATCCATATCAGTTGCGAGTTCAGGATAATGTTCTAACTCTTTAATGTGATCCACTTCTAATATTGCATCGTTAATACTAACTACCTTGCCTTCGTCCTTGCACCACTGACATTCATAGTGATCTCGCTCTAATACCTTTTGCCTTAGCTTACGCCATGTTGATGATCCGTAGAAGTTCGCACGATCCTGCCTTGTCGATACTTCAATCATCTATTTCATCTTTCAATAAGTTAAAGCTTCCGCGCTCTCCTTCTTCATCGATGTATACTTCTATCCTCTTGGCGTCTATATCAGTACCTTCGACATACTCAAGAATAGCCGTTAACTTAGTTGGTTTATCCGCTTCGCATGTATGCCAGTGCATATACACATCGACTAGCCCGTTAGGCAATTCGTCTACACGCTCACCGCGGTACCAAACCTCTGGTACTGAATCAGTATCTTTTAGTTTGATTTCTAGTAGGTTAGGTTTGGTATTCTTAGTTACCGTCTCGTATAACGTTTGCCCATCATGTGTTATCTTCATGTAACAATCATTAGCTTCTACCTCTTTGATTGATGTCACAAAATGAGTACCTATTTTTTTGCCAGTCAAAAGATCTTCTCTTTCAGAACGAACCATGAATTTCTCATCGTGGTCATCAAGATAGAAAAAGGTTACCTCTTCGATACAACCTTCTATATCTTTATGAGGCGTTTTGATAAGCACCTTCGGATAATTAAAGTCTTGTCTAACAACAAAAGGATTTTCTTTTTTATTCCAAAACATTACTCTTCCTCCTTAATCCACTTGAAGAATCTGAACCACGCAAGTGTTTGCTCCTTGTTATCATATTCAGGACTGCTACGACTCTCTGACCGAAGTACATGAATAGCTACATCATCTACAGTGTAGCTGTCAGGTAGCTTTGTCTTAGCGTGATTAAAGCACTGCTGCAAGTATTCAAAGTATGTCATCTCAACCACCTCTTCATGTTCTCTTGAATGTGTTTGTCATTAAACCAGCCGATACCAACGAGAACCAACTTGTACTGATCAATTTCATTAGGTGTCGCTTCGTCCGTCAGCTCAACAATGGTATAGCGTTTAGCTATCTGCGCTGACATTGCACGCTGAGGATAGTTGCCAGCTAATGAAATGTACCAGTGGTTTCTCAATTGGATCAGTCCTTTCTTCGATGTATCTTTCTTCCATATCGCCTAATGACTTCATTGTTTTCTTTACGTTTATATGTATTACTTTTTATTGGCTTTCGAATTGTTAGGTAAGGTTCTAAATCTGAACCGGCATAAATACAAGTTTCTTCATATCGTTGTTCGAGATATTGTGGACGATACATTTTAGTTCCCTCCTTATATTGTCCTGTAAGCGTTACAATGATATAATCCCTTTAGGGTGAATCCTTTAAAAGTTTGTTTTTCACTTGGCCATCGTGTAAACGGTGGTCTATTTTTGTATGCAAAATAAAAACAGCCTCACGAGGAGACTGCTAAACTAAGCCTTCATTCTTTAACTGCTCATATAACTTTGTTGCTCTGTTGATTCCAATTCGCATTCTGTGTTGTAAATGAACTGGCTTTAATTTTTGTTCAACCCCGTTAAAGTCAATTGCTATCTTTCTAGCTTCACTAATTAATTCATCGTCCATAATTATTTTTCCTCCAATAATCGGCCATCGAAAATGTAGGTTTTCGGCCATAATAAAAAGACCGCCTAAGCGATCTTGATTATGTATTACTCTGATAATTTGAAAACTTCAAAATAGGTTTCCTCGTTGACTTCTTGAAATGGTTGTAACTCATCAAAGCTCTGCCAACTGCCATTTTGTTTTATTGACTCAACACTTTTCTTGTGTTCGGCCTTCTTTTTTTCTTTTATAGCTACTAACTCTTTATTACTCATTAGTAATCACCTTCTAAATAAAAATCAGACCAACGCCACTAAAGCTCGCTAGTCCTACAAACAATGATTTGTTTTTTCCTATTGACGTGACCGTGATCGAACCGGCGACCTCCTGATTAAAGCGCTCTACCAACTGAGCTACACGTCTAAGTCACTGGAGTGGCACTGCCCCACTCACAAGGGTTCCGTGTGGTGTCACCCACCGATCATCAGTATACTCCCTCTTCATAGACCATTCCTGCGTCTTCTACTTCCGCCACAGTGACATAATAAAGACGGCACGTGAACTTTAAAGAAAACGAAGTCTTTCAACTCCATTCTTATTTATTTTGTGCCGCCAATGAGCTTCTAACTGCACCTAAAAGCTCGCTGAATACATTGTGCAGATGTTGCCTTCTCTGTTTCCGCAGAGTGGCAGTGTAGTCAAAAAGCGAATAACCCACCAAGCTAGACGTATATATGTTAAGAGGTATAAGGAGAAACTTCATGCCAATAAAGTTAAGTTTGAGTCGTCTGCTCGGTGGATTATCTACTCTATCATTTTATTACGGAATCACCCCAGTAAACGGTAGTCTTTTACCCCCTTAAACGGCGCTTTTTACGGTCATTTTAGTTTTAGTCTTCGAGCAAGCATCGTTACAACCGCCGTATCTTTTTTTCTACAAGCATCTTCCGATAAATGAATCTGATTGCTAACCTTTACCCAATTAGGTAAATCTTTTGGCCGTCTGCATTTACTACCATCGTCACTAAGATATCTTGCTTGCAGCAGTTCAACTGCATCATCACTTAAATCCTCAATAAGATTTTTGACAATCTCAACATGTCTTACAGTTGATAAGAATTCTTCATTGGTCCATACTCTTTCCGCTTCTGCCTCTTGTGGTGCGATATTAGAGGATACGTGGGAACCACCGATATTCTCGTCCGTTTCTCGATAAGGATGTCTTAGACTCTCTTCAATGGATTTAATTTGCTTTGCTTCATAATTATGACACCGCAATACTTTTCTTGCGTAATTCCTTGCTTCTTCACTGACCCTATAGAATTTCAATAATTCGACCTCCAAATATCAACGTTTTTTTGTTATGCACATATTAACAGGTTTATCCACAATATATCGTAGGAACTCATTTTCGCATACAACATATTGTGCTTTTCTCCATGATAGGCGACGTTAGCGGATTAATTAAATGGTTCTCCCATGTTTAATCTATCCTCACACGCCTTAGTAATCGTTTCTAGCTCTTCTTTATATGTTTTGATGTCGTTAATAGGCTTGTCGCCATGTAACACATAATCGCGTTGTAAGCCGATTAAAGCCTTGCTGACATTAGAATAGTAGCCAATAACACTGCGAGCCTCTTCCATTTCGCCTTTAGGAGTTTTTCTTTCATACAGTTCTCCATCTTCATTTCTCAGCGCTTTACTCAAAATCACTTGACGTGAATCGCTAGTAATTCGATAATCAAATATTTTCATGTCTAACATTTATTCCACCTCCAATAACTCTGGGTTTTCGTAGATGTTGCCTATAACTTCGATATAAGGTTTTAGCTGATACAAAAGTAAATCGCCAGCTAGCCAAGTTAAATTATGATCAGACCATCCGATTAAGTAATCGCCATCTATTTCGATGCCTGCACTGTCTTCTTTCTTTTGAAAAGGATGATTAGTCACTTTCACTATATCCCCCTCAAAAATCTCCACGCCGTTACGGTCTATCAATCCAGTGGATTGCATGAGAATGACTTCATCACCTAAAAATTTCTCATGCCAACATCCGTCAGATACCCTGATGCCACCTTGCAAGAACTCCAATGTGTCAATGTGTGTCATCACTTCATCTTGTATCCACCAAGCTCTAAATTTCGGTATCATATAATTCACTTCCATTTACTATTTTTTGTTGTATAATATGTTTGAGCTAGATCACAATAGTTACTCTATAACCATTATGAATACCCCCTAGCTCACTGACCGCTGTCACCTCATATGACGCGGTTTTTTTTTATGGTATAATTCAGACGAGCTAGATTCTTCCTTTTTAATTTCATTAAACTGAAAGCATATTTCAACTAGCTCAGAGACCGCTGCCACCCAATATGCAGAGGTCTTTTTCTATGCAGTTGCTTCGGTTACCGGATCTTCGTAACTTCAACTGTTCCATTTTTCCAATATGGAATATTCTCATTCTTTTTTGCTTTTTTAATCGCTCTTTTTTTTGCTGCCCTTTCATCCCATGCATAGACAAATATGCCGGAGCCAAATTCAGCTTCCTTGTAAGGTCTGAAATCAACACGATATTTACAAATCATTCCGCCACCTCTTCAAGCGCTCTGATAGTATCTAAACCGTCCACCTCAACAAACTCGCCTGAGTCCATTAGAACAACCGCTTGCGCGCGTCTATTATCGGTGAATTGAGTTATTTGGATTAATGTTCCGAATTCCCCTGTAGCCTCATATCTTTTTTCGATGTTATACCAGTGGCTTTGCGGTATGCTCTCATTCCCAAAAGCAAACTCATCCTTGACGCTTTTTTCAATCCTAGCTAACAGTTCTACTCTAATGTTCATTCCGCTACCTCTTTCATTCCCCATTCCGCGAAGGCTTGCAGGACTTGGAGAAACTCTATTTGTGTTAAACGATCTGAAATAATATCGGGCTCCACATCATCCTCAAAGTACCAATAAATTGCAGATTCAAAAGAGCATCGTTCTTCCTTTTCCTCCTTCAACCACTCCAACACGACCTGCTGGTTTTCGTTGAGTTCGGGGTTTATCTTTTCCATTATCGAATCAGTTAAATCAGCAACATCACTATCAGTCCATTCCTCGAAGTCATCTAATGTTACTGTTCCAACTGAAAATGAACTTTTTTCCCTAGTTAAGAAATATGCATAAGTATCCTCAATATCAATATGTTCATTTATTGCTGAGTGTATTTTGTCTCTAGTATTCATTCCGCCACCTACACTTTCTCGACTGTGCCGCCGAGATTTTTAGCCACCGAAGAAGCTGTTCCCTCATTTTTATATTTGATAATCGACTCATCTTCACCAAGCACCGTGTTCATCACAAATTGAGCAGTGGTATCTTCCCAACCACAAAAATATAAATTACCAACTTTAACCACCCACTTCGGCTCTTCCTCGACCTCGTAGCCGTTGACCCATGCTTGCTCATACAGTTCAGCGTTCTCCATATACCATTCATAAATTTGCGAATTAGTAGCAAGAATAGATTCATGGAAATTATCACCATCAGCTTTTCTTTTTTTAATATGCTTGCCAATAGCTGCTGGCACTTTGACTTTCTGCGGTTCAGTCTCATGGCCGTACACCGCATGATCTAAAGTTATCCTCAAGTTCTGAGCAGTTTCAGGGTACGACTCTGCAATTTTGTTCCATGCTTGTTCGTTGGTTACCTGTGGTTCTTCAAGTTCATTAATCATTTCGATAAGATCATCCATATAGACTGTTTCAACGGCTCCAAGACCAAAAACACTTGGTCTACCAACCTTATTTTCGTAAATCCATTTTAATAATTCTTGTTTCATTTCATCCCTCTTTTCTTACTTGATAGGCTGAGTTAGATGAACTTTTTAATATCCAACTCAGCCATTAACATCTCCGTTTTTGGCATTAC